GATATAGTTAAAGTATCTATTTTAAAAGAAGATAGTTCACTTAATTTAAAAGAAGATAGATCATCTAGATTAAAAGAAGATATAATGTTTAATAAGAAAGATTTGTGTGATGTAAATGTTGTACAATCTAATAGTAATATTATAGATAAATTTAATTTTATTAAATTATTAAAAAAAAGAGAGATGAAAGTATTGATATCTTCATATAACAAAGATAATATTAATAATTTAGAATGGTATACAGATAACAAAGAATACAATAATAATATTATGCTTAAACTAAGTACTGATGATATAATAAAGGAAATAAATAATCTTAATCCTTTAGTTAACGGATACAATATATATAATGTTAGCATAGAAGGTCCATCAAATATTATAATGCATAATAATGATAAAATAATTAATAAATTTTCAATATTATTTATGTTTATTCATAAAAAATTTCATAGAAATAATAATAATTTATTTATTATATATGGTATTGATAACAAAAACATAGTAATAAATATTAAAGAGAAGGAATATAATAATAATTATTTAAAAATAAATAATAATGTTAATGAAAATAGTGATTTTGATGATGAATATGACAGTAATAATATAAATAATAGCATAAATTTATTAAACAATTATCATTATTATGAAAATTATGATATCTTATCAAAGCATTCTAAAGAGCAAAAATCGTATAAACTTTCATATTTTGAAAAATTATATACTATTGAAATAATAATAGATGACAGCATATATAATATTCATGATATTAACTTTGAAAAATTAAAGAATGATATAATATTCCTTGGTTTAACTATGAATATGGATGATGTTGTATTTCATGTAAATAATAAAAGATATGAATTTAAAAGAAAAACTGCAAAAGGTATTAAAATTAGTAATGCCCCATTTATAATCAATAAGAATAAAAGTTGTGAGATTGTTTTGTATAGTTTTGCCTATTTTAATGAAGCAATTAGCGATAAAGATTTAGAAACTTTTAAACTTTACAATAAATATAAGATACATGGAGTTGATACAACTAAATATGTTTAGTTTAATATTATAGGAAAAATAATATATAAAACTAAAACATCTATTTATTTATAAATGATTAAGGGTGCTATTTTTATTTTAACACAAAATACTATTGAAAGAAAGGTATATTTAAAGACAAGTTTATATTTTCTTTTTAAAAACTTTAATGCAAAATATAAATATCCCGTAATTATACTTCATGAAGGAGATTATACGGAAGATGCAAAGAATGATATCTTTACTGGAATACGAAATGAATGTCGTCATTTAGTATCATTTGTACAAATAGATGAAGAAGATTTTTGTGTTCCACAACATATTGATATTGATAAAATGAATAGTATTATAGATCTTCATGTTGTTCCTTATTGGCGTAATCAAAAATATCGTTCTATGTGCTATTTTTGGTTAAAAAACTTTTATAAATATACAAAAGGATATACTTATGTAATGCGACTTGATGATGATAGTATTATTGAAGAACCAATAAAATATGATTTGTTTGAATTAATGAGTAATAAAGAATATATATATTTATCTAATATAATACATCTTGATTGTAGTCTTTGCAATTACGGAATGAAAGATTTTTTTTTAAAACATTATAAAGATAAAGTTGAAAAAATTAACGAACTATTTATGAACCATACATTATCAAGCGATAGTGTATATTTTAATGATTTTAAAAAACTTTATCAAAAAATTAATAACAAAGAATATGAAGGCGACTCTGCAGAACTAAATATGCCTTTTATGTATTATAATAATTTCAATATTATAGATGTTGATATTTGGAATAAACAAGAAATACAAGATATTGTAAATAAAATAGATGAACAAGGTTATATATTTTATTGTAGGTGGGGAGATGCTCCTTTGCAAACAATTATTCTATCACTATATGATAGCAGTAGAATAACAAAAGTAAATTTCAAATATAGTAAAAGATTACAACGTGAATCATTTAAAGATGATATGGGTAATCTCCACTCTTATATGCCAAGTAATTATGAACATAATAGTTGCGTTATAAAAAAAGATGTATAAGTAAATATTAATGTGTAACAAAAATAATTAATTAAGTGTACTTACTATTTATAATCTGATAAATCTTCCTCTCTTGTATAATTTATAAGTTTATCACTAGTATTTGTAATTTCAGTTTCATAAAAATAGTAGAATAGTTTGAGTTGTTTGAGCATATTTATATATATTTATTTATATCATTTTATTTTTATATATATTCTAAAAATGATTATATAAAATAATATTATTATATATATAATAATATGAATTTTAATATACAAGATATAAACAACGACCCAATCGGATTTATTAAAAAAAATAAAAAAAAAGATATCATAAAATTTCTAATAATGGCAGATGATGCCTTTTTTAATAATGATACAGATTTAATCAAAGATGATATATATGATATTATTAAAAAATATGTTAAAAATAAATACCCAAAAGACGAATATTTTAAGCGGATTGGCGCAGATGTTAAAAACAAAGTAACTCTTCCATATTATATGGGTTCACAAAACAAGATAAAAGATAGTGAAGATGAAATAACAAAATACAAGGCAAAATACCCTGGGAGTTTTATAATTAGCGATAAATTAGATGGTGTTAGTTGTCTTATCGTATACACACACGATAAAATTAAAATATATACCCGTGGAAATGGTACAGAAGGACAAGATATAACACATCTTTTAGACTATGTAAATGAGATTCCTCCAAAAATTTCGGAGGATCATCTAATTGTTCGCGGACTTCCAACTACTGAAATTGCTGTTCGTGGTGAATTAATTATTTCAAAGAAAAATTGGGATGATTTAGGAAAGATTGGAAAACAAGGAGCAAATCCTCGAAATACCGTATCTGGTGCTATAAATAGTGACATACTCAATAAGGATATATTGTCAAAAATAGATTTTGTAGCATATTCTTTAATTTATCCAAAATACAAAGAAGGAATGAATATACTTGCGGAAAGAGGCTTTAAAGTCGCTTTCAATATTGAAACGCGTTTCTTGAACTTAACCAACCTATCAAAAATACTAGAGACTCGCCGTGTCGAAAGCGAATATGTTATTGACGGTATTGTGATTGAGGATAATAGCAAATATTATGAGATTGAAAAAGGCAAAAACCCAGAGCATTCATTTGCGTTTAAATCTATACACACTCTCGAGCAAGTTGAAGTTATAGTTACGAAAGTCAAATGGAATGTATCAAAAGATATGTATATGAAACCTATTGTAATGTTTAATGAAATTGATTTAGACGGCGTAAAGATAAAGCAAGCAACCGGTTTTAATGGCGCATATATAGAAAAGAATATTATTGGTCCAGGTTCTCGCATAATAATAATTCGCTCTGGTAATGTAATACCGCATATACATAATGTTCTTACACCATCTGCAAATGGAACTCCTAGTATACCAGGGATTGAGGGTATAGATTATAAATGGAATGATACGCATGTAGATATAATCATGATTAATAAGGTTGGAGATAAAAATAGAGATTATGATATTAAAAATCTAATATATTTTATGAAAACTGCAAGCATAGAAAATATGGGTCCTGGAAATATATCTAAAATATATGATGCAGGGTTTGATAATATCAAAAAGATTGCAAATATAACTAAGTCTGATTTATTAAAAATTAATGGATTCAAAGATAAAACCGCGGATAATATTTTTAACGCCCTTGCGGAAATAAAGAATATTGAATGCTTAATCTTAATGGACGCTTCTAATATCATGGGACGCGGGTTTAGTTATAAAAAAATTAAATTAATAACAGATGCCTTTCCATCTATATTGCTTCATGATAAAAAAAGTAGAATGACAACATCAAAAATAAATGTTGAAGATTTGATGAGCGTTAATGGAATTGCGGTAACATCTGCGAAATTATTTTTAACTAATCTGCCGAAGTTTTATGATTTTTATGATAATTTAGGTATTAAATGTAAAGGAGAAACTAAGAATGCTGTAGCAAATGTCGCTATTAATACAAAAATATCCGGTAAATCATTTGTATTTACAGGATTTAGAGACAAGGTATTAGAAGCAAATATTATTAGGATGGGTGGTCTTATAAAAACTACTATTAGTAAAAATACGGATTATCTTGTAGTAGCAGACTTAAATGATGATAGTGCGAAGGCAATTAAAGCGCGAAGTATTGGTGTTCCATTAATATTAAGGGATAATAGTTTATTTATATAAATAAGTTATTAAAAAATGATTATATAAACCTTATAATTTTCTTATAACTATTATAAATGGAGTTCTGTGAAATATGCGAAAATATGCTATATGTCAAGACTAATGACAAAAATATGCTTGTAAAATATTGCAAGCATTGTGAGTTTGAAAAGGTTGAAACAAATAATACTTGTGCAGTTAAGATTTCAAAAACTATTTATAGTGAAGACGATTTACTATATAATCAACATGTAAATAAATATTTACGGTTTGATCCTACTTTGAGACGCATTAATGATCCTCATATTTCTTGCAATAATGAGAAATGTATTGAAGATAATGCGAATAAACAAATTATATATATTAAATATGATTCAAAAAATATGAAGTATCTATATGTATGCGATAATTGTGGTAAAGCGTGGAAACAAGTTAATTCAAATTAAATGGGAATAATATTTAATAATTGATATATAAAAATAAAAAATGATATTATTATAATAGACTTTAAAAAAGCGATTAATACATAATGTCTCTTGTATATAAAGCAGCTAATATTGAGGATGTAAGTAAAATCAACGATTTATTAAAAAAAGAGGATAAAATATCAAAACCAATTATGACAATTTATGAGTTTGACAAAATTATGGGGATGCGAACGCAACAATTAGCATCAGGTGCTCCTCCTTTTGTAAATATTGAAGGTGGAAAATTAGTAATTAGTAGTAATATGGAATTACGTAATATAGCATTAAGAGAACTTGAAGAGGGTAGATTACCATATATTATAGAGAGAGTTCTTTCAAATAAAAAGAAAGAATATTATCGAATTAGTGATTTAAATCTTGTAGCAATCCGCGATAGAATGCGTAAGTAATAGATGTAGCAGGATATTATATTTTGTGATATATTTTATAATTTTATTTTTTTTATCTTTATATTATAAGAATAACTAATACAAATGAAGAATAATATAATATTCAAACTTTTAAGTAAGGAGCATATTTGTGGTAAAACAAGAAATATATATATCAAAATTAATAAAAAAAGTCCTCAAATTACTAAAACAAAATTTATTAAATATAAAGGAGACTTTGTTAAATTAACAACATTTAAAAAAGAATATTATAAAGATAAGAAGCAAAATAAAAAATCTAAAAAATCTAAAAATAATTTAATAATAATTAATAATATTAATGATATAAAAGATATTAAAATAAAAAAACTTTATAAGAAAAATGCAAAGATATATATTTTTAGTGAAAATAGTAAAAAGGGAGGAGATCCTTTTAGAATCGATGTACTAAGAAATAGTGATCCTGGTATACAAAGAAAAATTTTAAATCAACTAGATGATAATATTGAAATTGAATATAATAAAATAGATGATATTATAGATGATATTGATGTAGTGGAAAATCATGATGCAATATTTGAGATAGTGAATAATTTATGGTATAATATCAATATAAATGGTACACCTTTTTGTATTAGACCTTATATAAAATACAAGAGATATGATCATATTATTATAGATTTTTATTTCACTATTAATAATAGTAGACAATGGGAGAATTATGATTTATTGTCTAGAAAATGGTATGATTTAGGTATTGGAGGGAATGTTTATGGTGGTAGAAAATGGATTAAAATGCCTGTTCATATTACATTATTTTTTAGTGTAATAAAAAAAGCAGGTATATTACGACCATATTATATATCAAAACATATTCATATAACATCTGAGGATATTGAAAAATATAATATTAAAACAATTAATGGATTAACAATACATAAACATAAAACACATACTTACTTAGTCGCAGATAATTTACAAAAGGTATTAGATATAATGAAAGAGCATGGAGAAAAAATCTTTAAAGATTGGGTTTATGAAACTCCTCGTTATTCAGATGAAGTAGAGAAGGTATTTACTATAAATTCCCCATTCCCAAAAACAAAAACTTGGGAAAACCCTAATCCAAAAATTATAGATTATTTAAATTTTTCAAATAATTTACATGAATATGAAAAAGAAATTGTGTGTGATGGTATTAACTATCTGTATCTTATAATTTATGATATCGTTTATAATATTATACCAACTGATATACCACCAAATAATGATGCTAATTGGTATGATTTTAAACCATTTCATCAAAAGCAAGATATGCGCACACGCGATATGCGATCACGAGGTATGACAGAGCGCGATTTTTACAGAACATATGTTGATGAATATTTAGATGAACGTAAAACTATAGAAAACGAAGAATACATAAAATTTATATATACGGAAAATAAAAAAACACCTAATGTATCATATATTAATAAAAAAGGTGACATAATAAGAGAAAGTTCTGTAAAAATGATGTCAGACGATGGAACCATTTCAGATTTAAGGTCATCGAGAACAGATAGTCATTCATTTAGGTCTCC